GACTAATAATGAATATCATGCTCCAACAATAACTTACCAATTTGATATAAATAATCCATTAACAGATAATATAAGATTTATGTGGTGGAGTGATTCAACAAATACTCAAATATATTCAAGTGGAGTATTAACAAGTCCTTCAAGACCAAGTATACCAGGTATTTTACTAAACTGTCAAAGGGTCAGTGATTTAACTTAATATGAAACAAATAAACTTAAACAAATTGTATTTAATAGGATTCGCTTTAATATTAATAAGTTTTTTAGAATTGAATTTAGTTAGTGCTTATGATTCACATAAACAAAATACAGATTTAACATTTACTATTAATTCAAACAATGGAACTAGTTGTAATATAACAGTAGCAGATACACCAAATGGAAATATAACTATAAACCAAAAAGCAAGTAGATTTAGTCAAACATTTACATTTTATTTAAATAATTCAAACTTCATAACTTTAGGAGATTATTGTTATAATTTAGAATGTACTGATGGAATTTCAATAGAATCAGGAAGTAGATGCTTTACATTAACACCAAGTGGAAACAATGGAACAAATAACTTAGTATTTATAATATTTGTAATAATAATGGTATACGCAATAGCATTTATAGGATTCTTTGGTAAGAATGAAATAGTAACTATCTTAGGTGGAATGTTTATGATAGGACTTGGAATTTACTTAGTAAATAATGGAATAATAGTATATCGTGATTGGATAACTAATTACTTTAGTTATATAACTATAGGTATTGGTTCATTCTTTAGTTTATTTACTACGATTGAATTAATAAATAGTAATAGGTAATAACAGGAGGTTATAATGAAACTTAAAAAAATAGAGCAAGACGAAGAAGAAACAGAACAAGTGCAAGAAGAAAAGCCAAAGTTAAAGAATGCTAAGATAACTGAAATAGTAGTTCAGAAAGGAGAAGCATTTGAACTTGAAACTGGTGAAGTAGTTGATATTAATGAATTGTTGCTAAGAATTTACAACAAGTTATTAAAAATTGAAAGGTCTGTTGCATGATTGAAGTAATATTATATTATGGAAGCGAAGTAATCTTAGTAAGGATTACAGGGAAAAAGATAGAGTTTGGAAACTCTGCTTATGGAAATAAACTAGCTACTATAGATGGAATTAACTTAGATAAGAAAGGTACTATAAGAGAGTTTCCAGACTTGAAAGATAGAGATGATTGGAAAGAAGAAGCTATTAGAAGATTTAAAGTTTATATAGAAAAATTAAACAATGAAGATGAAGTAAGCGATTATATAATAAAAGAATTATGCTCAAAAGGTTATATACCTAAATATAAACAAAGAAATGGATTTAGACCAGTACCAATCAAAATATGAACCAAGCATTAGATAATTTAATAGGAGCAGGAATAACAATTGGAATATTAGCTTGGTTTGTAATAATCATTTATTTAAAAGCTACAAAGAAAACTTTTAATGAATTAATGAAAGAAGTAATGGATTTATTTAAACAAGATAAAATAAAACAATGACAGAAGAACTTAATTTAAACGAAGATGAAAAGAAAGTATTAGAAGAATATATATCAAACCAAGGATTTGGAGCTCAACTACCTGAAGAAAAGTATAATGTTCATACATTTTTACATAAAGTAGCTACAAGTGATGATACTACTAAGACAAGTAATGTAACTGAAGATGAATTAGGAATGGCTAAACATCCAGTAAGGTCATACTTGTCTTTTGCATTGTTATCTGATAAAATAATAAGAAACGATTACTTTAAAGAGTATTTTGAATCTGAATCTGAAATAGTTACAAGTAGTTCACTTGGTAAAAATGGATTCTTAATTAAAGCTGCTATAACTCAAAAGAAAGAATTAGCAGATACAACAAAGCCAAAGAAAGTAAATAGAGGTTGGTTTGGACAAAAGAAAGAACCAGATGAAAATTTATAAAAGTGTAAGGAGGATTAAATGGAAGAATATAATTTAAAAGATGAAATAAGAAGATTGAAAGAGAAAGTAGATGGAGTAGAAGTATCTAAAGATAAAAAGAAGTTTAGATTACCAACTAAAGGTAGATTAAGTAAACAAAATTTAAAAAAAGGATATGTAACTGTTTTACATATTAAAAATAATAGACATGGAGAATTTATTAAACTACCAATAGATGAATCAACTACTATGTTAAATGGTATACCTAGAATAGCCAAGGCAGATGATATTATTTTAATTGATGATAAAGGTAAAACTGTACCTATGATTATTCAACCAGAATGGAGAGTTAATCCAATAAATCCTTCTGAAGATTATGAAAAAGCAGTAAATGATGAAATGACTAGTGAAGGTTACTCACTTTTAATGAATCGTATGCAGAAAGAAGTAATTGCTTTAAAAAAGAAAATGGGAACTTGGATGATATTCTTAATAATAGGAATAATCGTAGTAGCAGCATTTTTCTTGCTTGGTGGAGGTAAGCTATTTGGTTTAAAATGATAGAATATAATCGTAATGCAGATATAGTAACTATAATAATAAAGGATACTAGTTATAACCAGATTTACAAAAAAACTATAAATCTAAATAATAAACAAGAATACTTTGATGCAATGTTAGCAATAGCAGAAAAGTATGGATTTAAACCAGAAGTAGATTTTGATAGAAGTGTTAATGCTAAAGAAAAATTAAAAGAAGAAAGAAAAAAAGAAATAGATTGGTTAGATAAAAATTAATTTTAGATATATTTAAATATTAAAAACTACATGTAGTTTAATGAAAGAAACATTATTTGTAAAACTTATATTAAACAAGAATAATAAACAATTAAATATAAGTCTACCAAAGAAACAATTATCAGAAGATTTCTTAAAAAAGATTCCTAATAAAAAGTTACTTAAACTTATTTTAGAAGATATATAATGGGAAGTATACAATCAGGACAAATATTGAATCAACCTAGTTCTACAAGTCAAAAAGGTTCAATACAATCAGGTAGAGTTTTAAGGGGTATAAATTCTTATGATGAAAATATTAGACAGGGAATTATAAATAAAGTTAATGATATAAATAAACAAAATGAAGATATAATAAATAATAATAAATTAGTAGAAGAGTATAATATAATATTAAATAAAGTAAAAGAAATGAGTTATGATGAATATAAAGATTATTATTCAAGTATACCAAGTAATTTAAAAGAGTACTTTCAAACACCAGATTATATTAAATCTCAAATGCCAGAATCTCAAGTAAGTTTAATAACTAAACAGCAAAATGAATATCAAAGATTATTTGACAAATATCAAGCTCAAGAAGAATTATTAGCAAGAACATCTGGAAGTGATCCTAATTCTATAATAGCATTAAGAGAAGCTAAACAACAAATGGTAGCTTTAATCAATGCCTTAGATACAGCAAAGAATGCCTATGCAGATAGAGGTTATGATTATAATGATATAATAGGTTATGCTCAAGACTTAGCTAATAATACTATGACTAGATATGTAAACAAGATTCCTCCAGAAGATAATACAATAACTAAAATAGGTATAGACTTGTCAAAAGCATCTCCAAGCCAGAAAGCTTTCTATTCTCAACCAATGTATAAAGGAATAGTTTATGATACTTCTAAATCTACAAGTCTTAATTCACAAAATATACCTCAATCAATATTAACACCAAGTTTATCTCAAGCTATGCAAGAAGAAGAAGAATATACAGATAAATTAGGACAAAGAATGAGTTACAAAAAAATATATACTTTGAATCCAAAAAATAATAATATTCTTACACTACCATCAGCTAAAAGTAATGTATTAACTAAAATAAATAATCCATTAGAACAAGCATATTTTTCTTCAAAACCAACTGTCAATATGACTAAATATAATTTAAATGATTATAAAATAATAGATATACCATTATCACAACAAAGAGGAACAATAGGAGCACCAACAAAAAGAATAGTAAAAGATTTTACTTCTACACCATTAGAAGAAGATATAATTGGAATATTTACAGGACTTGGAGATTTAGCACAGAAAAAATCAGAAGAATTTTTTACAAAGAATTTAAAGCAACCATTAAACGAAGATATATATTTTAATTTACCACAACAAACAAGAGGTTCAAGTAATATTAATACAAATACATTAACATTTGAAGTTCCAAAAATACTAGAACAAAAAGTTACAGTACCTACAATATTTGGAGCTACTTCAAAAGTAATAGGGGTAGCACCTGAATTAGTTGCTTGGGCAGTTATACCTGAAGTAATGGGAACTTCTTATGCAATAAAAGGTGGAAAGATAGCATTGAACCCAAAATTATCAACATCAGAAAGAGTTATGGGTGGAATAGAAGTAGGTACTGGATTAGCATTTGGATTTGGTGGAAGAATAGTTAAAGCATTATCAAAGAATAAATTAATTATTGAAACAACTAAATTAAAAGTTCCTAAACAAGAAGGAGTAGTTGGAGTAGGACAAGTTAATCCAGTAGAAATTTATACAGATGTTTATGGAAATCAAATAACTAAGTATGGTTATAATGTTAAAAGTATAGTACCTGAAGTTGCAGAAAGTACAGGACAAGTAACAAGAGTTTATAAACAAACAACAATAAGAAATTTATTTGGATTAGAACCTAAAAAAGTTTATGAAGGAAATCCATTTACAGATAAATTAGGTTATAATAAAGCAATTAAAGAATTAAAATCTACAGGACTAACTGAAGCACAAGCAAAAGCTAGAATTAGATTAACAGCACCTAAATATGCAGAATCAAGAATAAGTGGAGAAGCATTTTCTTTATTTGGAGAAGATACATTACCTAAAACTTTTTTAAAAGCAGAACAAAAGGTTACACCAAAAGTTATAGAGATTGGTGGAATTAAGACTAGAAAATTTGAACCAGTAGATTATTTTATTAAATCAAAAGGAGTAGAAGCTGGAACTAAAGGAGATATAATGTTCTTTAAATCATTACCAGAATATACAAAGACTTATATGAAAGATGGAGCAGTATTTAGTAAATTAAAACAACAAGGTAAGACTACAGAATTATTTGAACAATTAACTGGAATTAAGAGTTTAGGAACTAGAGAATTAAAATCAACAGTAAGTGGTATAGGATATGCTAGAACTTATGTACCTAAAGAATTAGAAGCATTTAAAGATATTTCAATATCAAGAAAAGTAATTCCAAAAGAAAGAAAATTAACATATGGAAAAAGTAATATACTAACTTCAAATATAAAAGAACCAACAATAGTTACTTATGATGCACCATTTAAAGTTACTAAAGAAATAGATACTGGAAGTGTAACTGGTACTACTTTAAAGAAAGGAGAATTAACAGAACATCAAAGATTTTTTAAAAATTTAGAAGGAGATGGAACTTCAACAACACTTATATCTAAACCAAATAGAATACCTATCTATAAACCAAATAGTATAGTAAAAGAAGCTAAAAGTAATTTAATTAAAGAACAACAAAGAATATCTAGTGAATTAATTAAAACACAAGTTCCAATAGTTACTTCAGAAATAAAACAAACTAAGATACCTAAATTAAATTTACCAAAAGAAGAATTAAAAACAAATATATTTAAACCAATATCTAAAACATCTAAAGCAGTTTCAAAAGGTTTAGGAACAAATATGTTTGAAAATTTAACTGGACAAGGAAAAGTAAAAAATTTAGGAACTACTGGAAAGATTGGAGATTTAGGATTAATGGAAGGAAGATTTGGAGGAACTACTTTAGAACCAAAAGTAAAAGAAGATACAGAAATTAAATTTATAGAAACAACAGGATTCAAAGATGATTTAGGAAGTGTAAATAGAGTTAGAGAACCACAAAAAGAAGATAATAAAGTTATATATAAAACTCCACAGAAAGAAAAGCAAGAACCAATATTTAAACAACCAGATATTTTAAAAAATATACAAATACAACCACCAATAGAAATAATAAGAGAAGTACCAACACAACCACCAAAAACATATCCTAATGAACCAATAACTAAAATACCAAGAACATTTATTATACCTAAACAAACAAACAAAAAATCAATTAAAGTAGATGATAAATTCCTAAAAGCGTTCACAGTATTACTTCGTTCAAAAGGAAAGATACAAGAAATAGGAAAAGGACTTCCTTATTATAAAGCTCTTAAACTAGGTGTTTCTAAATCTAAAAGTAGTCTTGCACAGACCTTTGCTTTAAGAGAGTCTGGGACTACTAAGGAGAGTGACATCTTTTATAGAGTCCCAGAAAGTTTATTTACTAAACCAAAAAGAAGTAAGACTTACATTACTCCAGAAACTTGGACAGAACGGAGAGGTAAAACTTTAAGTGAAAGAACAGAAGTTAAACAAATTTCACAAGCTAATAAAAATAAATCAAGGAATAAAATAAAATGGTTATGAGTAAACATGGACAAGTCATCTTATACAGCTTGATGTTGGCCTCACTTTTATTAGTGTTAGTACTTTCATTATCACCAATAGTTAAAACATTTACAGAACAAACAAGAAGTGATATGAATTGTTCAGCACAAAGTACTTTAAGTGAATATGACCAAGCAACTTGTTATGGTTGGGATATAGTACTTTTTATGTTTGTAGTTGGTGGAATAGCAGTAGTTTTTATTGTAATAGGAGCAAAAATTATTGGAGGTTAAACTATGCCACTAACAAAAAAAGGTAAAAAGTTAAAAAAGATATTTGAATCTGAATATGGAACTAGAAGAGGAGATAAAATATTCTATGCTTTTGAAAATAAAAATAAAGGAATAAAAAAATAATGAAAAAAATAGAATGGTTTAATAATAATGAAAAATTGAAATCATTTAGAAATATGATAATTGGTTTAACCTTTTTATCAGTTAGTTTAAGTTTACTTCAAAACTTAGGAAAAAAATGAATAAAATAAATAAAAAAGCACAAGGTAGTTTATTATGGAATATTGTAATGGGATTATCTTTCTTTATGTTTGGGATTCTAATAATTGGTTTACTCTTTCCAGATATAGCAGTTACTAAAAGTTCAGTTGGTTTAGATTGTTCAAATCAAACTATTTCATCTGGTAATAAATTAGCTTGTTTAGGAATAGATTCAACAGTACCAATTTGGATAATAAGTATAATTTTAATAGGTGGAGGTGCAGTAGTTTTAAAGCTGGTTAATGGATAATGGATAACTATAAAATATATAAGAAAAAAGAAAAAATTAAGGATTTTATTAAATTTAATTCTCTATCTGGTTCAAAACTTAATCTTTTTCAATATAATATAAACAAAGCAAAAGAATTAGAGATTTCTTTACATGAACAGTTTAAATTTAAAGTATTCTGTTTACTTAGAAATAAAGGATATTCAGTTTTAGTAGAACCAGAATTAAAACAAGGTGGAAGACCAGATTTAGTTTATTGGAATGAAGATTGTTCTATTTGTGGAATATTTGAAATAGTAAGTTCAGAAAGTGAAGAATCAATTAAAAAGAAAACTTGTGAATATCCTATTGATTTAACTTTGGATTTTATATACTGTTCTAAACCACTTGAGGTGCAATTAACAATTTAAGGTAATACAATGACATTCAAATCTAAAATAATCTTAACATTGGGCTATCTATGGCTTAAATTAGGGCTAGTTTCGGATAAGGAGTATAGTAATCTTAGTTTCAACCTTAAACTCTTGGAGGTATCAAATGAAATCTAAATATTTAATCAGTCTATTACTTTTATCTATTTTAAGTTTAAACATTGTTTTTATTGAAGCAGTTGGAACTTATCCAACATTAGACCCAAATATGGTTTTATATTATCATTTTAATAATCAATCTGCTTATGGAGAAAATGATACTTATGTTTATGATTTTAGTGGTAATGGTAAAAATGGATCTGTAATTGGTGGAGCAGTTCATAATAATACTGGGGGATTCTTACAAGATGGAGCTTTTCAATTTGATGGTGTAGATGATTATGTTAATTTAAGTGTTAATACTTGGTTGAATACGACTAATAATTGGACTATAACTGGTTGGGTCAATTTTAATAATGTAACATTACCACAAGCAATTTTTGTTAATACAATAAATACAAATAATAGATTAGCTATTTTTTTACAGTCAGGAGTTTTAAAAGCAGGAATTTATAATGGTGCTAGTTATATCGGAGTTTCTAGTTCTTCATCAACATTAGTTAATTACACATGGTATTATTTTACTTATATATATTCAAATGGAAATGGTAGTTTAATAATAAATCATATTAATCAGACAGGAGCATTATCCCCAACAACTTCATCAACAGTTGGTTCAAGAATAGGAGCTTTGCAAACAAGAATAAATAATTTAACTGGTTCAATAGATGATTTTATTATTTACAATAGAACTTTAACTTATAAAGAAGTTTTTATTAATTATAATGATTATTTAGGAATAAAAGAATGTAATGAAGATTTTAGTAATTTAGATTCAAATCAAAATTGTACTTTATATTCAGGTTTTCCTTTAATAATGAATGGAACTTATAATATAAATGTAAATGGTTCAGGTTTAGGAGTAATAATACCTTTAGGAAGTAATACTTACATTGATTGTAATAATTCTAATTTTAATGGAAATGGTACATTTAAGTTTTATTATTCATCTTCAAAAAGTAATGCAACTATTAAAAATTGTAATGTAAATAATTATTCTTCTATTAATTTTGATAGTGGTAATAATTTTTATTTTATTAATAATACTTTAAATACAATAAATCTTTATATTGCTAAAGTTATTAATTTAACATTTTATAATAATAATATAAATAATTGTTTAAGTACATCTACTTCTGGATGTATACAGGCAAATGATAATAATGCTTATTGGAATATATCTAATAACTATTTTGGATTAACTAATTATAGACATATTTATCAACCAATTGGTTCATCATTAAATGATTCATTTATATCTAATAATATATTTAATACTTCTCAAAATGATTATAGTATATCTATGGTTAGAGTAACTAGAAATATTTCTTTTATTAATGATACTTTTTATAATCAATATTCAAATAGTTTAAGAATAGATAATGGATATAATAATATTTTTAATGGAATATATTCAAATAACAATAAAATAGGTGAGTTTCATAATGGTATTAATAATAGTTTTAATAATTTGTTTTCTTATAACTATTCTGGAAGCGGAGGATTTAATGTTTATTTATTTAATGAATCTAGTTTTTTAGTAAATAATTCAAATTTATCTTTAGATAATTCTACAGCTTCTATTTCTATAGAAGATTCTAATAATTTTAATTTAACTAATAATTATATATATTTTAATAAAAAGTTTGATAGTATATTAATAACTAATTCAAGTAATTTTATTATTTTCAATAATACTATAGATAAAACAGATAGAGGAATTTCAATAGTAGATGGAAGTAATAATTTTTATATTTATAATAATTCAATAAATAATTCTATAACTGCTTATGATGGGTATAATATTGGAATAGGTCTAGAATATAATGTTAGCAATGGTATTTTAATTGGTAATAATATTATTAATTATGGTAGTGAAGGTTATCTAATAAGACAAGCAAATAATATAACTATTTTAAATTATTATTGTAATCAAAATACATTGCAAAATAGAGCAAGTCAAGGAGTATCAAGTTACTTAGAACCAAATTCTTGTATTTTTATTTCGGAGATTTATAAATCCTATTATGGTAATGGTTATAGTGGATTAGTTAATATTTCAAATTCTCAATTATATAAATCAACTAATATTAATATATCAAATGGAACTTTTGGAAATAATGTAGATGTTTATTTAAGAAATCAAGGTGGAGTTAATGTTACACATGATTTGACAGGATATACTTACAGAAAGTTTCAAATCCCTAATGATTGGGTAGATGCAGATGAATTTTATATAAGAAATGATTTTGATAATTTATCAATAGTAAATTATACAGCAGTCACAGATGAATTAGGGCAAGATTGGATGTATGGATATAATAGAGTAATTCTTTATAAAATACATAAAGATTATATGAAGTTTTACGCTTTACAAGATATAAGAGATGGAACACCAAGTCAAGATATAATAAATAAAAAAAATAATGGTTACAATTTTACTATATTTAATTTATCATCACCATTAATCTCATTCTCAAATGGAACAAGTATTTATCAATCAGGAACAAATTTAGAATATAATTTAAGTTTAAGTCCGAATCAGTACTTATATGTATATGAAAACTTTGGAGATTTAAGTAGATGTAATGATACAAACAACTTTACTATAATAAACTTTACATTTGTAAATGAAAAGAATAGTTCAAATAAATTAAATGGAACTATACAATCAGCTAACTTTAATTATTACCAATCAGGTTTACCAGTTAATGCTTCAAGAAATTATAACTTTACATCTAGTGAATTAAATAGTTCTTTTCCAATATGTACAAATCAACCTAGTAAAAACTATTATATAGATTATACATTAATATATTCAGGTGATGGTTATGGAGAAAGAACTAAAACTACAAATCAATATATCTTATATCAAAATCAAACAAATAATATAGAATTAAGCTTATTAAACTCAACTAATGTAATAACATTCCAAGTAATAAATTCATTCAGTCAAGCAATTAATAATGCTTATGTTTATGTATTACCTTATTTAAATGATACAGTACTAATGAGTGGATATACAGATTCAGGTGGTATAATTCAATTCTTAATGAATAATGGAACTCAATATAGAGTTTACTTCTCAAAAAGTGGTTATGATAATTATAATACATTACTTAATCCAACTGAAAACTTTTATACAATAACACTTAGTGGATTAGGAGTAACTGTAGTAACACCACCAGATTATGGAAATGGAGATGTTACAATACCTAATTCAAAAGGAGTTACTTATAGAACTTATCCAATTAATACATGGTTAAATAATGGAACTGAATATAATTTTACTTATACAATAGATTCTGGAGTATGGAACTTAACAAATTGGGGTTTTAATCTAACTGACCAAGATTCTAATTTAATTAACGCAACAAGCTCTACAAACGCAAATGGAGGCACTATAACAATTAATGCAAGTAGTTCAAACTATTCTAAAGTAATAATGAATTTTTATTATGAAGTTAATGAAACAGTTATAAATCTACAAAGAGTATGGACAGTTTTAGATTTATCCGATAATCAATTTAGTATAAAACAAGGTTTAGATGACGCAACTGCTTATATAAATTCAGGACTGTTTGGTTTAACAATTCAAGGATTAAGCTTTATAGTATTTGCAATCATATTTATAGCAAGCGGTATACTTTCATATCGTTACGGTTTGACAAGTCCAGTAGCTATTTTAGGATTCATTTTTGCTATGGTTTGGTTATTTGATGTATCACTAAATTTTATTCCAAATCCAATAGGTGCAATTCCTCATTTCGCAACTGTATTAATAGGAATAGTTTTCTTTAGTTTTATCATAAAGGAGGTTAGTTCAGGATAATGGTATTTAAAAAAGGAATTTATCAAGGATTTGGATTTAAGAAAGGACAGAAAGGATACTGGTATGGAAAGAAATTTTCTAAAGAGGCTAAAAAAAATATGAGTTTAGCAAAGAAAAAAATGTGGGCTAATTCAGAAATAAAAAATAAAATTAGTAAATCTCTTAAAGGAAAAGAACCTTGGAACAAAAATAAAAAGGGATTACAACAAGCTTGGAATAAAGGAATAAAACAATGGGAGAATAAGATACCACCAACCTTAGGAAGACATCATACTGACGAAGAAAAAGAAAAGTTGAGGCAAGCCCAATTAAAAAACACAGCTAGATATTGGAAAGGTAAAAAGATGCCAGAAGAAGCTAAATTAAAAATGAAAGAACATCATTGGAGTAAAAATAAAGAATTTAAACATCCAATGTTAGGTAAACATCATAATATCAATTCAAAGAAAAAGATGAGTATAAAAAAATTAAGATATTTAAAAGAACATCCAGAAAAATTAGAAGAATTAAAAGAAATGGGTAGACAAGTTATAGTTCCATTAAGAGATACTTCAATAGAAATTAAAATTCAAAACTTTCTTAAAGAGCTTAAAATAGGATTTTTTACACATCAATATATAAAAGATATAGAAAATAGATATTGTTGTGATATTTTTATTCCAGTTCAAAGAAATAGAGATAGATTTATTTCACAACCAATTATAATAGAATGTGATGGTAATTATTGGCACTCTTATCCTATCGATAGAGATATAGATAATATAAGAACTAAAGAACTTACAGAGAAAGGTTATAAAGTTATTCGTCTTTGGGAATCTAAAATTAAACAAATAGACTTAAACAACTTCAAGGAGTTAGTACAATGAGTAAGGTATATTATTATATTACTATCACAATTGGATTAACTATTTTAATGAAATTAGCTGGAGTACCTTATGCAGGTTCAGATACTCTATTGACTTGGATGGGATTAGATTATAATAACCTAGCAGTTTCAACTTCTTATTTTGTATTAGCTGTAATTGGATGTTTTACAGTGGGAGCTGTTTTGGGTTCAATATTTTCAAAGGAAAGTTCAATTAGAGCAACAATAGCAACAGGAATATTAACTACAGGTATAGGAGCATTTATAGGTATATTAAATTATGTTAAAAATGCAGCACAAGGAAGTCAGGAGTGGATATTTTATATAGTATTTATGATTTTTGCTGTTTGGATAAGTGGATTTATATTTAGTATGATAGGTTGGTGGGGAGGTACAGAATGACCGTAATTGACCCATTTGATTTTCAGAGAATATTTGTTTCAATACTAGCTGGAAGTTCAGATATATTTACATTTCTATTTGTAGTAATAATTTCAGGATTAGGTGCATATTTTAAAATGGATAGTAGAATTATGATGATTATGTATCTAGTATTTGGAATAGTAATGAGTACTTATATTGGGGCTATTTATGTATTAATAATTTTAGTAGTTGGTATAATTACATTTTATTCAATTTCAAGAATGTTTAATCGTTAAGATATATTTAAATAATTAAACCAATTTAAAATACAATGGGAATAAATGATACAATAAAAAATTTTATTGAAAGGTATAAATCTAGAAAAGAAACTGTAAAGAACTTTGAAGATAATGAAAAGATGGTTGATAAATTTAACCAAAGAAAATTAAGTCATAATGAAAGGGTATTAAATGTTTTACAAGAACAAAATAGACAAGAATATATTAAAAAACAATTAGACTTTGAATTAACAAAAAGAAAGAATCAAGATAAACAAAGAGCGCATAATATGTTAGGTTCAGATAATAAACTTTGGAAAGATAATAGTTTAATGAAAACTAAGAATGTTTTCATAGGACAAAAGTCTATACTTAAAAACTAATGGTATGTAAAATTAAAAAAAGTTGGATAGATATTGAAATGGAACACACAGATAATAGAATTGAAGCTAAAAGAATTGCTTGTGATCATATAAAAGAATTTGGAGAAGATTATTATCCAGAATTAATTAAAATGGAAAGGAAGTTAAAAAAATGAAATTAAAAGATTTTGATAAGATGCTAAAAGCAAATAAAGAACATAGAAATCAATGGGGTAAAGAAAAAAAAGAAGACTTTGCAGAAGAATTAGTAGAATCTTTAAAACACAAAAGGAGAAAAAATGAATAATAAAAATATTAAAATAGATAAATTAATACCAAAGGCAAAGAAATTCATATTAGATAGAAAACAAGCTATAATAGTAATAAAACAAAGAGAATATAAACCAATTTTAAGAAGTTCTGAAATATTTAATAAAGAATATGAAAAGGAGAAAAATCTATTAGGATGGAAGTAATATTTAACAAATTTGGGAGGGGAGAAATATAATGGGTGAAGATAATCTAAAAATGGCAGGATTAATAGTTATAGCAGCAGTATGTATATTAATTGGAGCTTCTGTATTCCCATCATTAGGTAATGATGTAGGAGTTATGACTGGAACTCAAGCAGTTACAAATAAAGTGTTTTCAATAGGTGCTAATGGAGTTACAGTTGATTTGATAGGTCAAGAACTATTAAGTACACCAGTAGTTACAAATAAAACTGATGGAGTAACAATAGGAGCAACTAATTATACTATAGCAGAAGGAGTATCAAGTTCTACTGGATATAAAACTATCCAATATAAAACAGTTGGTACAGCATTTGCTTCAAGAGATGTAAATATAACTTATACATATGGTGCAGCAGGATATATAGATAATGCAGGTGGTAGAGCAATGATACCTTTGATATTTGTATTTTTTGCAATACTTTTGTTAGTAATAGCATTAACACCAGCACTAAGAAGTGGTATAATGGATATGTGGGATAGAGTTAGAAATTAAGTTCTAATTGAACACTACATTTTTAAAATAGTAAGATTTAAATAGTTTGAACACTACATTATATTAGAGCTTTCATAACTCGGATATGCAGAAATTACTGCAAATAGGGGAAGTGATTGTATCCATCTTAAAGAAAGGGTCTTATGACCCTATTCTTTTTTTAAATCAAACTATGAAGCAATCCAATTTTAAATGTCGTTGTGGTTATGAAGCTGATAATAATATTCAATTATTTAACCATTGTATTTCTTGTAAATCTAAAGCTAATTGGAAAGGTAAAATTCATTCAGGACATTTATTCAAATATAAGATTTTAGCATAGTTTGAATTTTTATAAAATAGTTTAATTCTAGTGAATTTTAAAGAGGTTAAATTTAGTTCTTTTAGACTTTAATAGGCATAGTAGATTTATTGATAGAAACATTTAAATACTATGTATCTGTATGTAATACTATGGAAAACAAAGAAGAAACACAAAATACAATAACTTATCCTATAATTATTGATACTAAGCTTTGGGATAGTTTTAAAGATACAATTCCAAGAAGTATTAATTTAAATGAAGCTATAATTGAATTAATTAAAAAAGAGGTTAAAAGAAAATGAAAATACTAGGAATTTTATTTGATGATAATACAACAATGGAAGAAGTTTTGAATGAATTAAAAAGACGAGGTATTAATCCAGATAATAAAACTATACCTATAATTTATGGTAAAGAGAAAGTTAGAATAGATACTGTAAATGAATTTAGTTTAGATGCTCAAGAATTAATAAATAGTTGCAAGGAGGATTAAATTAAAAATGGAAAACAAAGAAGGAATAATACAAAGAATAAAATCAGATCGTAAAGCTCTAGCAATAGAGAATGTGTGGTATAATTCATATAAACCATTAGTTGATTCAATTCAAGTAGGAAACGAAGTTAAGTTAGTTTATTCAGTTAAAGGAGATTTCAAAAATATAAAGTCAGTTGAATTAATTAAGAATGAAACAATGGAATTACCTAAGGAAAAGATAGTTCAATGTTATGATTTCAAACCAAATCAAATAATGACTAGAGAAAATTTAAACAATGGAAAGTTATTACCAAAAGAAATACCAAATCAAACAGAAAATACAATTTTAATGTGTGTTAAAGATTTAATATGTCAAGATATTCAAATGGATATAAATTACACACCAGAAGAATTAACAAGTAAAATATCAAAATTAAGTTTAGACTTTAAAAAAGCATATAATAAATTATAATCGCTTAGATTTTGCCAAATTTAAGACAAGGGATAATAAATACAGTAATCCCAGCAGAATAAATATCTGCTGGGTTAATATTTTCAAAATCACTTTAGTAAAAGTGGTTTGGGATTCTAATCGGCAGAAATGCCTTTTTATTGAACACCCTCTTTTCCCTCAATAATCTGTTGAGTACCTTACACCATTCATTTTAAGGGAAGTAATGGATTATTGTGGTTTATATTCAAATAAATAATAGGAGATGATAATCATGTGCAATCCAGCAATACAACAACAAAAAATAAAGAATAAAATTAAACGAAAAATTAAACAACGAAAAACAAGAATAAACTGTTTTAGATAAAATGACACTAATAGAAATAGAAATAATAGCTTGTATAATAGCTCAAATTGAATTAATTGGAATTATGATCTTTATGGCTATTAAAGAATTTAAAAGATTTAAAAAACTAAAATGAAAATAGATAAACCTATAAATCAAAAACAATGTAAACATAATTGGATTCTTGAAGATAAAGACATTATTTATTTTAATTGGATTAAGTTACCAGTTATAGGGCAATTATACCATCCATATAAATTTTATTATAGATACATTTTTGTTTGCGATAAATGTTTTTTACATAAAATGGTTAAAAGGAATATAAATATTACTAGAGAAGAATGGGAAAATGATTTAAATTAAATCACTAAGAGATAAAAGAAAAATTATAAAATGCCATGTATATTACAACCAGAAGGATTAGAAACATTACATAATTGTAATTGGGTTTATAGTATGGCTTCTTTGGGTTATATTATAACTATCTTATCAATTTTAGCATTAGCTATAGGTGGAATACTTTTAATTTGGTGGATTGTAGATTCAACGATTAAAAATAATAAATTGAGATTAAATAAATCAAAGGTTAGTGTAAGTCAAAGGGAGAAAAGATAAAATGAAAGAATCAACTAAATGGAAATTATTAAAATGGACTATATTTTTAGGACATATAATAGCTGTCTTAATATTTTGGTTATTAATAGGAGTTTTTGGGAAAATATAAAATGGAATATTATCGATATATTATTATAGGAGAATTAGTAATCATAGCTTTATTAGCATTTATAGGTTCTGAACTCCATGAAATTAAAAAATATTTAAATAAACTTGCTTTAAGGTTAGGAAGTGCAAATGAAAACAATAACTTTTAAATCAACTCCTGATAATTTTGTAAAAGAATATCTAGGATTAAAATCTAATACTATAAGAAAGTTTGATGATTATACAGATGTAAGATTTGATTTAATAGTAAAATTTATGGCAAATGAATTTTCACAATTAAATATAACTATCGTTAATACCAAAACTAATGAAGAATTTACAAGACAAGTTACTGATATAACAAAATTTGATAATTATTATATAATATCTTGGAGATAAAAGATGAAGCAAGATATTAAAATTGTAAGTAATTGTATAGATTGCAAACAATTATTACCAAAAAGAAATAAACATCATTTTAGATGTCATAAATGTTGGGAATCAAATAATAAATTAAGTGGAAGTATTCATAATAAAACAGTAAGTCAGAGGAACAAAAGATAAAATGAAAATATATGGAATATTAGTTATTAGTGGAATTTTACTATTTGGAATTATAATGTTCTTAGGAACTTATAACTGTGATATTTTAGGGCATCATTATTATAATAATTCAGATATTTCTTGTTATGATAGATATGGAAGTGTAATAAATAATTTAACTTGCCATAGTTCACAATATACTTGTGATGTTCCAGAATCACTGCAGAATGTTGATTTAGGATTATTAATAGGAATGGCTTTATGTTTTGTAAGTGCATTTTTATTATTCATAATTCCAGAAATCTATAAACTTCATCAGGGGAGTAAAAGATGAATTACAATGGAAAACAAAATTATATGTCCTATTTGTTTTGAAAGATTTGATAATCAAGAAGAAGCCCATAATCATGCTATTTATGAAAAACATTATGGAAAATATTATCTCAATGAATTTGAAGCAAAGAAAGGAATAGTTAAACAGATATTAACAAAAAAGAAAAATAAGAGGAAGAATAATAATAATAATACAATAAATATAAATCGTAGTGAATTGAGATTTATTAAAAGTATTGATTGGGATGAATTACATAGAAATAATGAAATCCCTGAATTAATATATAATAAGATATTAGAAAGGAAAAATAAACTTGAACTTCAAAAGTCTAGTGGGAGTAAAAGATAAAATGGAGAAGAAATACATATTATATATCATAATATTTTTGTTTGGGTTTTTAATGGGAATGTTATTAATATACAAAGTAGAGATAAATACTTTAAATCAAGCATTAGACAGTTTAAGATATTGTTATGAAACTTATGGAGGATTCAAATAATGAACTTTAACAAAAAACAACTTGAAGAAATAAAGAAAATATATCAATCTTTAGTATGGGTAATTGTTAAAAACAATAAATGGGGAAAGAAACTTCCTTTTTATATTCAACAAGTTTTAGACCAACATAATTTAATTATAAATTTAATTGAGGATATTGAAGAATTAAATAATCAAAAGTAATGAATTATAGGGTTAATAATTAAATAAGGATAATAACATGAAGTCAAAACAAATAATTAAAGGTTTATCCAATAGAGAACAAATAAGATTTGAGCAAGGCAGAAGTTATGGTAATATAGAGCAAATGAAAAATGAGATTGGTTTTTTAGAAAGGTTATTAGAAAAATGGAATAAGGTTTATCCTAAGAATTATATTAAACTAAGAAAAAAAGAGTTAATGGAGATGATGAAATGGAACTTAAAAAATTAGAAAATTATAGAAAAAGATTAAAAGCTAATCTTAGTAGGCATTATAATTGTCACCTAAGTACAAAATGTAACTGTGAAGAAATATATGGATTTTGTTTAACCTCTAAGGTTTTGACAGCAGAACTTAAAGGAATTGAAAATTGTATGAAACTATTAAGTAAATCCAAGTAAAGAACAAACAGAAAGATGAAGTGGATAAGCTTATATTGTTATATTACAAACGACAGATAGAAACATTTAAATACTAGAGATTGTTTAAAATATCATGGAAATAACAAATACTACCGAAACAAACTTTGTAAGATTCTTTGGAAGAAATACTAGGATGAAAGTTTTAGATTTCTTAATTGAGAATGACAGGACTTCTTGGAATACAACAGAAATAATGTATAATGCAAAAGTAGGTCACACTTGTCTATTAGATGTTTTGAGAGATTTATTAGAGCAAGGAATAATCAAGATTGATAAGAAAAAATACACTATGAATAAATCAAACAAATTTACTAAAGCATTATATTCAATTTATAATGAGATAAATAAATCTTACATTAATAAAATACTAAAAGAGGATAAGAAAAATGCCACAACAAATAAATAATTTAGAATTGATTGAAACTTATCTTAAATTTAAGAAAGACTGTCAGAATAAAGGAATGTATAATTTAAAGGAGATTTTTAATTTATTTAAATATAGCGAGAGTTTGAAAGATGAAACCCTCGCATTTATTGTTTAATGATATATAAGACTAAAAATGGAACAAGAAATAAATAACTGGAATCAATGGGCAGAAAAGATAATTAATGGAGTTGGAGGATTTAAAGATTGGAAAAGATATGAACATCCTTTATTTAAATTTGAAAATGATATTGAAATTGTTATCTGGACTATAAATTGTTTAATAGAAGATAAGGTTGCCTTTGAGCAATTAACTCTTTTTCAAAAGAATAAATGCAATGATTTGCAAAAAAATGATGTATAAGACTAAAAATGGATATAATGGAAAGCAAAGAGTTAATTGAAAAAGAACTGAACTTTATTAATAAGTTTGATTTTAATCAAGGTAGAATGGAGAAAGACTTATTATTAGTCAGTCTAAGAAATTTAATAAGGAAACATATAGATTTTCAGAAAAAAGATGAAGTCATGTTTTTACTTGATTTAAAGCATAATTATAATCACGAAGGAGAATCTTATAAGCAAATTACTGAAAGATTAAATGATTTGCAAAAAAATGATAACTAACAAATGAAAATTAAAAATTGTGAATGTTCGCATCTTGAAATTATAAGGGATATTGATGGTCATGTCCTTAGATTAGAATGTATGAAATGTAAAAAGACTTGGAACTGGAATCCATTATTAAATTATTGGTCTAATAGTTATTTAGGAACTTTCGTTAAACAGGAGGTCTGCTAATGGGAGGAGGAAAAGAACCTAAAGAATGGGTAAAGAGATGGGAAGAAGAAAATAATCAAAAGTTATTTGACAACAAGAAATATTGTCCTAAATGTAAAGCTAAAACTAAACATATAAACAGAATGTGCCAAGTCTGTTTTAAAATTAACAATCCAAAATGATAACTAAATTAAAGATAGGTCAATTGTATGAGATAGATGGAAAGTGTTTTATCTTATGTGCAAGTGAATTTAAACATGGTAAAAATAATACTCCTATTGTAAAGTTTTATTTTAAGAAACCAACATTTGAAGATGGACAAGCATATAGTTATAGTAAATTAAAGGAGAAATTAGAAAATGATAAAAAAGTTTAGTGCATGGATATTAATTGGTATAATTATGTTTAGCTTTATAAGATTATTACTAATTATAAATAATAATTTAATTCCTAAAAAATATGCATTCATAGACTTCATATGTATTATACTATTGGGATTAATAATTTTATATATAGAAACACCATTTTTTAAAAAAGAGCAAATGGAGGAAAAAGAGTAAATAGACGCTGTTTATTCTTCTTTTACTTACTTATCATGAAAATATTAATTGCTTGTGAAGAAAGCCAGGAAGTTTGTAAAGCATTCAGAGAGTTAGGACACGAAGCATTTAGCTGTGATATTTTACCTTGTTCAGGTGGACATCTAGAATGGCATATCCAGGATGATGTTTTAAAACATCTAAATGAAGGTTGGGATTTAATGATTGCACATCCACCTTGCACTTATCTTTCAAGAGCAGGAACAAGATGGCTATTTCCAAAGGGAATTTTAAATCAAGAAAGATACAAAAAAGGATTAGAAGCAAAAGAGTTTTTTTTGAAATTATTAAATGCGAATGTTCCTATAATAGTTGTAGAAAATCCAGTTCCTCATAAAGTATTTAATATGCCTAAAGAAAGCCAAATGATTCAACCATTTGAATTTGGTTATCCTGTTACAAAAAGGACTTTATTATGGATTAAAGGATTACCTCTATTAAAACCAACAAATATTGTTAAACCAGAATATTATATTTGTAAAAAAGGTTGGAGACATTCTAAATTTACTGCAAATTGGGATGCTAAAGCAAAGAGTAAGACCTTTCCAGAAATAGCAAAGGCAATGGCTAATCAATGGGGGAAAGAGCAAATAGAGGTACTTGCTCTTTAAATACGCTTATGAAACACAAATATATAGTTAAATTTAAATCAACACCAGAGAATTGGACAAAAGAATCAATAGGATGGAAAAGAAATACAGTAAGGAAGGCTGATACTGATGAAAGGTTTATGGTTCTTGATTCATTTATAAATAAATATACTCCGAAAATACAAATAGTTATAGAGAATACTGAAACTCATGCAACTTTCAAAAGGACTGTTTCTGATGTTACTAAATGGGAGGGATTTTATATTATCAGTTGGAGCTGATTAACTCTTTAAATACTTACTAAAATGAAAACAGGAGGTCACAATGGAAAGATATACACCATCATTTAAAGACATGTTAGTCCATCATCATACAGAGAAAGATGTTTTAAAAGTAGAATTGGTTTTTGGAAAAGACCACACTCATCTTGAGTTAAAAGAAGGAGAACTATCAAGAGGATTTAAATCATCAGATAGAAATGAATTGATTGATTTTGGAATTAAGTTGTTAAAGGAATATAAGGAGGATAAGAAAAAGATTGAGTGAGAAATCCCTCTCATTTTATCTTTTAAGCTTTAAACCAATGGAAAATTCAAATAACGAAATATGTGCTTATCGTGAGTTAAGTTTTTATAGAAAATGTTTTGATTGTTTAGGAACTCCAGATAGTGAAATTTGTTATATAAGTCGCGAAGAATTAAAGAAACACTTAGAACAATTTGACCGTTTAAGATTAGCAGATAGTTTAACTAAATTATTATAAAATTATGGAACTAAATAAAATAAAAGAGATTGATAATTTAATTAGAAAGCAAATTGATTGTAGTTTAAACTTATATTCAACTCCAGAATTAGGACTTTTATGTAATGCAGAAAACTTAATAAGTCAGTTGATTTTTAGAATTGAGAATCCAAAAGAGGCAATTGAAGAAGATATAAAATTTAAAAAACTAATGGAATAAAAAATGATAGAGTTAAAACCAAGACCGACTGAAATAATTATTACAAAAGAGGAATTAAGTAAAGAGGAACGAGAAAAACTTGAATTTAAGGAGAAACAATGTCATACCAAGTAACATCAATCATATCCTACTATGAAGTATTAAATACTTTAGGAGAAAGACAGATACAAGTCTTAAAAGCTTTAAAAGAGTTAAAATTAGCTAACAATCTTATGATTTCAAACTACTTACATTTACCAATTAATTCTATAACTCCTAGATGTCAAGAATTGAGAAAGAAAGGAATTATTATATTTCATCATATAGGTGCTTGTCCAATTTCTAAAAGAGCTAGTAATTTCTATACTATAAAATCATATATATTAGAATGTATGAATTAAATATTTAAACAACTAACTAATTAAAATAACTATGGAAAAAAAAGAAGTTAAAAACTCAGATAAGAAACAAGATTTGAACTTGACTATATTTAATCTTTTAAAACAAGGTAAAAAACCAATTCAGATTTCTAAACAATTAAATATAACTATGCCTAATTTATCTTATTATCTAAGTAAATTAAGTAAAGATGGTTATATTAAAAAAATAGGTTATGGAACTTGGGAAGTTAAAATTAACACTTTGAGGATGCAAACAAACAAGAAACAAATTAGAGGTCATGCTTTCATCTGGATAATTAAATTAAATAAGAAGTTTGATTGGATTAAATTACTAAATAATTCAAAATATAACTTAGTTAGAAATTCAATACCTAGATTAATGATTAAAGATAGAAAAGTATGGTTAGGTAGAAAGACTATAACAATATATGAAAATAGAAGTTTCTATGGGGAGAACTCAATACAATCAAGAAAGTACGCTGTAATTGGCTTATTTGAAGTTCTTGAAGCTTTAGAAAAGGAACTATCTATTAATTTAAGACCTTATGTATTCAAACCAGTAAAAGAACATTATTCAATGATTAAGAATGAACTTGCAAGACAATATAATAGAAACAATGAAAAGATGATAATTTCAGATGATATTGAAGGTGAGTGGCTTTGGATAGATGATTCAGAAAGTTTAAATGAATTAGAAACTAAAAATATAGTAAGAAGTAAACAAGTTCAAAATTGGTGGAATGATTTTAAAAAAGACGGTTTTAAAGTAAATTCTTCTTATGTAAACAATGGATTTAAAGAATTAACCAATGCTCAAATTCAAACAAATATTCAAATTCAACAATTTTCACAACAAATAAAAAGCCATCTTTCATTAATCCAAGAGTATAGAAAAGAAAATATTGCATGGCGTAAATCAGAATCAAAGAAAATTAAAGATAATTTAAACAATGGAACACAAACAAACTTATCAGATTTCAAATGAAGAAATATTTTTTAGAATAAGTTGTTTAATCTTAGGTTTACTTATTTCAATTCAATATTTTATAGTAGGTGTAAAATGAAAGTATGTCTATATGCAAGAGTTAGTCTTGAAGAGGGAAATAAAGAAGATAGAAGATACCAAGAACCAGAAAACCAGTTAGAACCACTTAGAGAATGGGCAAAAAGACAAGGATGGGAAATTATAAAAGAGTATGTAGACAGAGGTTCAGGAGCTGATTCTAACAGACCTAATTTTAAACAAATGTTAACTGATGCTATGCTTATGAGATTTAATTCAATATTAGTTTGGAAATTAGATAGATTTTCAAGAGAACCTATGTTTGTAGCTGTAGGAAGAATAGATAAACTAAGACAAAGAGGAGTTGGAATAAAAAGTTTGACAGAATCTTGGTTAGATACTGGAAAAGAAAATCCAATGGCCGATTTAACTTTAAGTATTATGAGTTGGGCAGGTTCTGAAGAAAGAAGAAAGATAAGTGAAAGAACTAAAGCTGGAATCCAGAGAAGAAGAAATATCGGACAATGGAAAGGTGGAAGACCTAAAAAAAATATTACAGAAGAACAAATAAAAGAAGCAAGAGAACTTTTAGATAAAGGAAAGAGTATAGTTTATATTCAAAGAAGATTAGATGTTTCAAGAAATACTCTAAAAGATAGATTAAAGGGGGGTAGCCTTTTGGTAGGGGATAAATAACTTATCAGAAAAGGGACATTTAAAATGATATATAGTTTAAATCAAACAGATAAAGACTTCCTTTATAGGAAATATATTAAACTAGGTATGACTCCAAAAGAATCTTATGAAAATATTAAACAATTATCTAATCATTTAAAAATAACTATGGAGAAACTTAAAATTAAAAAATTAACTGAATCTGAAATGCAAGATAAATTTAAACAAGAGTTTGAAAAGATTTGTATGAGATTAGATAAATAGATAAGTATTTAAATAGATTAATATAATAATATTTAATGAAAACAATAACTGTGCAAGAATCTACTTGGAAAAGATTAACTGAATTAAAACTTGAAAAGAAGTTTAAATCAATAGATTTAATAATTTTAGAATTAATAAACAAATATAAATAATGGTATTTACTTTAGAACCAATTAATATAGCAATAGGTGCAGGAATAGCTTTAATTATATGGTTAGCAATTAGTTTAATATTTAAATTTATTAAACCAAAGAAAAATAAAACAAGTCTACCAACAATGAAAAAGAAAGTAGTTGATTCATATAATAGTTGTATTGATGTAGCAAATAATCTATTAGATTTAAAACAAGTATTTGATGAAATAGAGGAGTCTAAATGAATATTCAAAAAATAATTTATATAATTGTTGTAATGCTTATGGCTGGTTGGTGGAGTTACTATACAGGTGGATTTCTTAAAGAATTTAATCCTTGGCTTAGTTCTATAAACATTTACTTTATTTACATTATGAGTTTTGTAATAATGATGATATTATTTTATGTAATTTATAAGATTTATGATGAAATTAAAACTAAGAAAGAAGCAGGAGTTATACCAAAATGAATATAGATACTAAAATACTGATAGGGATTATAGGATTTGGTTTAATTATGATTATACATCTTTGTATAAGATTTTGGAGTGATAGAGAGATATTAAGTAATTTAACCAATGCAGTTAAAACAACAAATTCAAACAAGAAAATAAAACAATATAAACAAGTTAGAAATATAATCCAATGAAAATACCAATAATACCGATAATTATATTAGTAATGTGCCTAGCAGACTTACTAGCAACTTATAATTATGTAAATACATTCAATAAGAAGTTTCCAAGTTTAGACTATAAATCTCTTGAAGCAAATCCAATACTTAGACAATGTTGGACTTGGTTTGGATTAAATATTGGTATGATAATAGGTGGAGCAATTGTTTTTACTTTAGTATTATTTATGGCATTTACTTTGGTAGATAATTGGAGATGGTATTTTATGGGAGTTTTTTCTATGATGTTAATTTATCATTTATTAAACTGGGTTCAATTAAGTAATATTAAACCAGCATTATGAAATACGAAACAATAAATGAGTTTATATTTAGAAGGCAAAAAGAATCATTAAAGAAAAAGAAAGATAATGCCTATTCAAATACTTTTATGGCATGGGTTATTTTTTCAATACCAATAGTTAATTTATTATTCTGGACAGTTTTTTTATTTGTATACTACAACAAAAGGAAGGTTAAATTTGCCAACAATAAAAAGAACAGGTGAAAAAGTAACATGGAAAGAAGCATACAAAAGATTCAAAAAGGGTGCAGAAGAAGTAACTCCATTACAACAAACTCAAGTAAATCAAATAGGTTATATAACAATATTTATTGGAGTAATCTGGGGAATAATATATAGTATAATATTAAAACAATGGTGGCTATCAATAATACTAACTGGAAGTTTAGTAATAAGTAGTACAAGCTTTTTAGCTAACTGGCAAAAGAAAACAATACTTAAAAGAATAGAAAAATCAATGAAACAAATGGAAATAGAAAATGGGAATTGAAGATTTTATAGATATGGATATATTGTACTTACCAGCTTACTGGATAATAGTAGCATTAGCAGTGTTAGGTCTAGCAATAGGTTTCGGAGCAGGAGGATTTATAGGTAGTGAAGAATTTCAAGTTCCAGTTTTAATAAAAGGATTTATATTGATTTGTATATTTCCTATAGCTTATATAATAGTTAAAATAATAAGTAGATAAAATGAAAAAATGTAAAAATTGTAGGAAATGTAAATATCATGAAAATAGATATAAGTTATATAGTAAAATTTTTTCATTAGGAATAATAATTGTAATGATAATTGGAGTATTTAATATAAATAACGAAAATGTACTTAATTTTGAATTAGGATTTATATCATTTTTTTTAGTTGGATTAGTAGCAGATATAATTAGGGATTTAATATTAGGAAAAGATAAAAATGGAAAACAAAATTGAATCAACTGAAATAAATAATGAAAAGATTTATCTAAGAAAGAACTTTCTAGGTTGGAAAGTAGTATACCCAATTAAAATAGATGGAAAGTTTAACAAGAAAAATCTATGGTTAGGAAGTAGAGGTACAATAATTTTTACAATAATTTTTATACTGCTTATGTCATTTATATTTTATGGTGTAAATGAAATGGTAAGTTCTTGCAGAGATATGGCAAAGAATCCATGCGAGTATACTAATTTAGATTGTTCAAATAGAAATAACAATTATACAAACACAGATTTAATTAAAGATACAATTGATAAGATTAATAATATTCCAATAAGGTAGGTGATTGTATGGTAAGCAATAAAAACTATGTACCAAAAATCTATTTACAAATACATGAAAAATTAAAAGAAGAATGTATAAATGATATATTAGAAAAGAAACAAATGAATATTATAATAGGAAGATGCTTTATTGATGGGACTAAGTACCCTAAAGAAGTTGTTGATGGTATGATTAAAGGTTTAGAAAAGCATGATTTGATTCTAGTTCTAGATAAATTTAAGGTTAAGATTAATTAAAATAAACGACTACTTACTTTAAGCTTAATTAATTTTTATTTTTTAATACTACATTTATTTATAATATATATGGACACGAACGATGAACTCATTTAAGCCAAATTGCCGAGAATTTCCAAGTCCTCACCGTTCTTTTCAATAAGTTCACCAGAACTTTCCTTAAGTATTTCACAAATATAAGTCTTTCCAATAGGTTTATCACAAAATTTAAAGATTTTTTCTATACTTCCACCACCTAATTTATATTGTTTCTTTAAATAACATATTAAAAAGTCCCTTTGAACCTTATATATACTATCTTTCTCTTTCTTTTCATCATTATCTATACTAAACAACGCTTCTTCTTTCTTTTTCCTATATTCTGCTTCATCTACTACATATTTTCCATAGAATCTACCTATAAATCTACTCCTTACTTTATATGTATATGTCTTTTTACCTCTTAAGTAAAGTAATTTAGTATCTTTCTTATTATAACCAACAAAATATCCCATCTTTCCTTTTGATTCGTATATGTGAAAGAAACTTCTAGCTCTAGAAAGTACAGTATATTTATTTAATTCAAAGATAGTTGGTATAATTACTATAACAAATAGATTTTTCTGACGCATCTGCATCATCATACTCTTAAGTAGCTTTCCAATTCTACTAATTGAATCTCCAGATGTCATTCCAGTAACTGCTTCATCATAAATTACACATTGTTTTTGTTTTGCATCAACAATTGCTTGTTTAAATTCATCAGCAGTCATACAAATTCTAGGTAAGTCTAAAGAATTATCAACATACTTACCCCATTGTTGACTAGCAGTTGATTTACCAGAACCTTCATAGCCATCTATAATCATAACATAGTCTTTATCCTTTTTAGAAATCATATCTTTAACTTTATCAAGAAATTTAATCATTCTTTTATCTATATGATAAGATATTTGACTTTTAGTAATTGGATTATAAAATTCTACCATTAACTATCCATGTAATCCTCATCAGCTTCATGGTAAGCAGTTCCTTTTCCTTGTCTATTTTGAAGTCTTCTTAAAAATAATGCTTTTTTAAGTAAGATAGCTTTTTGATTTTGTAATCTATTTAAACAACTAGAATCAACTTTATTAAATCCTTTAACTTCAATACTATTAGAAAGACAACCACAATTTTTTAATTTAGTAATTATATCATTATAAGATTTTTCAGTATCAGAATTTTCTATTTCAGGTTCACCACCTAGTATAGTCCAAATAGTATCTAAGTCATTACTCCAACTTAAATATTTACCATCTCTAAAATGTCTAAATGAATCTTTCCATAATTCATTCAATGTCATATTAACAATCATAGCAGAATTAATTTTAGATGACTTTCCAGATATTTCTGTTTCTTCGTAGTCTTCCATAATATATTAAGTAAAGATATATTTAAATATTTAACTATTTTATTTAATCTATGGTTATTTATAAATTTGGGAGGGGAGAAATGAAAAAATGTTAGGAAATTTAATTGGAAGTTTCATAGTTATTGTTGTAGGTACTTCTCTTGCTCCAACTGTTGCTCAAAATGTAGGAACAGCTCAAGCTGATGGTAACATCACAGGTGCATCAGATACATTGCTTGGTCTTACTACACTATTCTACTGTTTGTCAATTGCAACTTCGGCAATGGCAAGCGCAGCTATTGGTAAACTTTATGCCCATAAATTGAGTAATCTTTTTATGCACAAACCTGAATCTCGGTTAAAATCCAAAGTTTTAAAATACTTGGACAAGACCGAAGCGTCAATACAAAAACCTTATTTTGAATACGCTCGAACGACTGACAAGGGGTTCTCTTATGAGAATGATATACAGTCTGGTCTCATACAATAAATAAAATATGAGTTAACAAATCGCTAAGAAATGCTGGAATGATGTAAGAAAAACTATGAGAACAAAACAAACAAATAATTTATTTTATTTTTTTAATTTTTATAGAAGAAATGGAGGAATAGATTTAAATAGTTTTAAATCTGTTTATATAGATGGTAATTGAAGAAGGAGAACACATTTCTGTTGATACTGAATTTAAGAAAGGTATGATTCCATATAACAAGGGAATGAAAAAAGATTTAGACTTAGAATATATTAAAGAACAATATTTAAACAAAAAATCTGCTTGTAGTTTAGGAAAAGAATTAAATGTTAGTGAAAAAACTATAAGAAATAGATTGAAAGATATGAATATAAAAATAAGAGATAAATCTGAATCTACTCCATATAAAGAAGAAAAGATTAAAGCTACTCAATTCAAGAAAGGAATAAATTTAGGATTTGGATTTAAACCTAATCATCAAACTTGGAACAAAGATAAAAAAGGATTACAAGAAGCATGGAATAAAGGAATACCTGCAACAGAACAATCAAAAGAGAATAATAGAAAAGCTAAAATAAAATACTTTTTATCCCATCCAGAAGCAAAACTTAAAATGAAAGAGCAAAGGTCTAAACAAATCTTTCCAAAGAAAGATTCAAAGATAGAAGTTAAAATACAAGGATTTTTAGAAACTTTAGGAATAGATTACTTAAAACATAAGTACATGAATATAGCACATTCTTATCAATGTGACATATTTATACCTTCTTTAAATCTTGTGATAGAATGTGATGGAAACTACTGGCACAAATATCCAACAAGAAGAGATATAGATAATATTAGAACAGATGAATTAATTAAACATGGTTTTAAAGTTCTTAGACTTTGGGAAATAGATATTATAAATATGGACTTAAATAAATTTAAGGAGTTATTATGAATAAATTAACATTAATATTTTTAGCTTTATCAATTAGTCTTATCTCTATTTCTTTAATCTCAAGTTTACCAAATGATAACAATAATCAAATTAATTTTAACTATCCAACTAATATAAATTATTCAAGTGTAAATACAAACAATTCTCAATATCTTCAAGGTTTAACACCAATTCAAGTAGCAAATCTATTCACAGAACAAGACCCAAATTATTTTTCTAATCCAAGAAATTATGTTAATCAATCCACTGTTTCATTATTTAATTCAAGTTATGTTCCTTATACTGGTGCAACTTCTAATATTAATTTAGGTGATTATAATATAACTACAAAGAAAATTAATACAACTAGATTAGAATGGGGAAATTATGGATACATAGAAGAAGGAATATCATCACCAAACAGGACTGATTTTAATGGAGATACATTTTATATGGGTGCTTCAAAAGATGCTGGAATAGCAGATTATCCAATACAATTTTGGTATAAAGCAATAGATGCAATTGGAGAACAATCTAGCCAAGCTTTGATGATTTATAGAGATACTTCAGAACAAACACAGACATCTTTTACACCTTATACTTCATCATTAAGAATAGATTTAGGAAGAACAGGTACTCCATTCTGGGATTTATACTTAAAGAAAAATATTAATTTAGCTGCAGGAAGTAATATTATTTTAGACACAGCAACAGGAACAAAAATAGGAACAGCTACAAATCAAAAATTAGCATTTTTTAATTCAGCACCAATAGTTCAACCAACAGCTACTACAGACTTAGGAACAGTTTTAAGTAATTTAGGATTAAGAGCAACAGGAACAGCTTATCCATTAACAACAAGTGGAAATGTTAGATTTACAGGAAGAACTAATATAACTAATTTAAATGTTACAAATTTAAATACTACACAAATTAATTTCACTGGAGATATTTATTCACATGATAAAGCATTTTACTTTAATACAACAAGTAATAATTTAAATATATCAGGTAATATAAATATAAATGGAAATTTATCAGTTAAAAGACCTTACTGGAATGGATATGATAATTCTACACAAAACTTTTTAAATACAGAAAATGCTCAAGTAATTAATATAAGTAATAATAATAATTTTGATAGTTATGGTATTCATGTAGTAGGAAATAAGAATTTAACTTTTGATAGAGAAGGAGATTATATTTGTTTCTTATCTCCTGAATTTTTCCAAAATGGTGGAGGTTCATTAGTTACTTTTTGGATTCAAAAGAATGGAGTAGATGTACCTTGGACTAATTCAAGATATACTATGACTAATAATGAATATCATGCTCCAACAATAACTTACCAATTTGATATAAATAATCCATTAACAGATAATATAAGATTTATGTGGTGGAGTGATTCAACAAATACTCAAATATATTCAAGTGG